ATGACCGGAACAGACGCAGGGCAGTACAAGGCACCACGGCTCCGATTGAGCGAGGGGAAGCTCATCGCTCTCATCGCAGGCGTCGTCGTCGCCGTCGGCGCGATCATCACCACCGTGGTCATCGTCAACACCGTCAGCAACGCCGGGCCCGACTTCGAAGCTGCCGTCGACGAGTGCGGTCTCAACATCGGTGGCGACGCGCGCATTCTCGACAACGGTGACGGGCTCATCCTCAACACCGCCGGCGAGGACTCGCCAGGGCTCCAACTGTCGAGCACCCTCTGCATCCTTTCGGCCTTGGACGTGCCGGACACGACGGTCACCCGCATGGAACAGACGCGTTCCCTCGACGGGAGACAGTCAGACAACCTCGGGAAGTACACGGTCGAGTGGACCTATCACCCTGACGACGGGCTCGACGTCCTGTTCTCGAAGTAACGCGCCCGGAGGTACGGTGCGGGGTGTGACCCTCCCTCCGCCGATCGCGTGTCCCCGTTGCGGGACAGTCATCGCGGCGACGTGGTGCCACGCATGCCGCATCGACGTCATCCCCGTGTCGGTGGGGTGACGTAGCCTGTTGCTCTCTCGGCCGGAGAAGGGGAGCCGGCGTGGGACGTACCAGCAGAGTCAGTGACGCGATGATCGAGCGCGCGGCAGCGTCGGTGGCGCCTACCACGCTCCCGACGCCCGCGTACGGCCCGCAGCCGGTTGAGTGGTTCGACCCTCCGCGGCCGGTGTGGGCGTGGGTGTCGTGGCGTGACCGGCCCGCCGAGCGGGTCGCGTGCCTGGCGACGGGCGCGAACGACCGCGTCGTTGTCCTCGAGGTGGCGTGCGATGGTGGGCACTGGGCGCCGGTGGTATGGCGCAATGCGGTCACCGTGCGGGACCGGTGAACGACGAAACGCCCCCGGCGTCCACCCACCCGTGAGGGTGAGGGACGCCGGGGGCGTTTCGGATTCGCTTATGCTCGGCGGCATGGGGGCGGTGCGGTGGGTTGATGCTGGACGGGGCATCGCGATGCTCATGGTGGTTGCGGGACACACGATCGACTGGACACGCGCCGACGAGGTTGACCCGGTCGTGAAGGTGTCCCTGAGCCTCATCGTCTCGTGCTCGCTGCCTCTTTTCTTCTTCATCTCCGGGGTGTTGGCCACCGGTGTCCCTCATACGTCGTGGCGCACACTGATGGCCCGGAAGGTGGCTCCGCTGCTGTGGGTGTTTCTCCTCTGGCAGCCCGTGGTGTTCACGTACAAGCTGGCAGCCGAGGCATCGCTTCCCGGGCAGGCTCCCGCCGACCTTTCGGCCGCCTTGCTTCGTCTGCTTGCGAGCCCCCTGCGACCGACCGGCGAGCTCTGGTTCATCTGGGCACTGGCGGTCTTCTACGTGCTGACGCGCGCGTTACGCGGGGTCCCTGTGCGAGTTCAGGTCGCCGCCGCCGTGGCGCTGTCAGCGGTGTGGGTCACCGTTGCGCCGGCGCTGGTGAGCGAGGACATCCTCGCCGTCATCGGCGTTGGGTGGAACGGACTCGTTTCTTACGCGGCGTTCTTCGCGCTCGGCCTAGCTCTGCCCAACGCTCGAGCGCGGGTCGCCTCTCTATCTCTCACGACGGCCGTCGTGGTGGCCGGGCTGTGGATCACGGCCGTCAGCGTTCTGTCGGTGGTAGGTCTGACGGCGACACCGATCCTCGCGTTCGTGGTCAAGCTCAGCGGGTTAGCGGGGGGCGTCTGTCTCGCTCGACTGGCGCAGTCATGGGGCTTTCTCCGGCGCGTCGGCCGCGCCACTATGCCCCTGTACCTAATGCACACCACGGTGATCGTGCTCGTTCTCGTCGCCGCCACCACAACAGGAATCGCCCCGGTGCCGTGGTCGGGCACCGGGGCGATACTTCTATGGGCCATTGCTGTCAGCGTTGGTCTCGTGTTCGGGTGGATGGTTGACGTTGCAGATGCGACGTGGCTCACGCGGACAGTGCCCGCGCGGCTGCGTCAAATGCTTCGTCTACCCGAGCAGCATGTTCCCCTCCGCTTTCGCGGTGAAGCTGAACGCACCCGACGTTGACCCGACCGGCGTGGCACGCAACTGAAACACCGAACCCGTGTGGAACAGATCCCAGGTGAAACTGGGATCGTTGGCTGCAGCGCCGGCGGTTTTCCCGCCCGACCCGAGAACGACGCATGATCTCGTGCCGTCCGGGCTGTTACAGATGAGCAGCTTGTACACCGCCGTCTTGGCGAGAGTACCGGCGTTACGCACGTCGACCTTGATCTCGCCATCCAGCGCAGTGGACACCGCGGACTGCGCGTTGAGGTCCGTCACGGAGAACACTGCCGCGGTGCCCGTCACCGTCTGGTCGCGTGAGATCAGTGCCGTCTCCTTGGACCGCTGGTGAATCCAGCGATCGGTGGTGACGACACGTCCACGGAAGCTGTCCGGAGTCAGCGTTCCGTTGTCACCGTCGTATGGCGGCAACTGCGGGGTGAGCGCCGTGATCGTGCTCTCGATCCAAACGCGGTACGGCGTGGCAAGAGCGGTGGCACCGTAGTACTGCTGCGGCGCGCTGCTGGAACGCTCGACACTGATCGGCTTGATCTTGACGTGACTGATGAGTCCGGTCCCGTAGAAGCTGATCGCATTGCGAGATGCCTGCGAGATACTCCCGCCTCCGATGGTTCCGTACGTGAACGTACGCGCCGGCGCGGTCGAGTCTCCGGGCATGCCCTGACCGAGCACGATGTTGATGCCATCCCCCGGGAGCCGCTGCCCCGGCCACGCGATGAGATTGTTCTCGATCGTGAAGTGGTTCGGGTCGATCAGTCGGATGGCGTCGAGACCGGCCTCGAACAGTTCGTTGTCGGTGATGATGCCCCAGTCGGAGAACCCGATGTCGATGTGACGCTGCTTGGTCGCGTCGGCCTGCTGCCACCCCGAGAAGAACATGCGGTTGCCGCGGATCTTGAAACCGTCACACGAGTCGATGAGGATGTGCGTGAGGCGTGCCTTGCCCGTGTTGCCGGTGAACGTCAGGTCAGCGTGAGACCGCCAAACGGCTCCGGAGCCGGTGATACCGCGGAACAGGGACTGCACGTTGTCGTAGATGTTGTCGCGGACGAGATTATCCGCACAGTCCTGGCCCGCCTCGGTCACGGAGTAGATAGCCGAAGACATGTTGTAGAACCAGTTGCCAGCCACGACGTGACGCTTCGCGTTGATCCACCGGATGCCGGCGAAAGAGAGGTCTCCTGTCGGCCCCGTGCGTTCGAAGCGCACGCCGTAGATGCCGCGCCCCTTGAAGTCCGTGGTGGTCCCTGCGGCGCCGAATGACATGCGTCCGTTGACGGTTCCGGGGCCCTCGATGTTCACGTCCGACCGGGTCACCGTGACGTCGGGGAGCTTGAACACGCCCTCCGGGATGGACAGAGTCCCCCCGGTCGGCACCTCGGAAAGCGCCGTCGCGAACGCCGTCGACGCATCGGCCACACCGGTCTGGTCTGCGTCGTAGAACGTCAGAGTCCGCTTCGGTGCACGCTTCCACAAGGTCAGACCAGCCGGCGACGTCTTCGACGCGATCTCGCTCCCTGCGACGACCTTCATCCGGTCGTCAGCGCCGGCTTTGCTGTAGATGTCGACCATGAGTCATCCTCCGAGGGTGATGGTGCCGTCACCGTTGTCGGTGAACGATCCGTTGGCGAGGGTGATGGTGCCGTCACCGTTGTCGGTGAACGACGCGTTGGCGACGGCTTGCGCGAGCGCCGCCCCGACGGGGGTAGCGGGGTCGCCGATGTCGGCCGCGACCGTGGAGTACTGCTGTCCGAGGTGGTCGAGCTTCTCGGCGGTCACGTCGAAACCGGGCGTGCGGTCGCGCCACACAGGCGGCGTGAAGGGCATGGGCGCTCTCCTCAGTGGTCAGCGTGTGGCGGCACCCCTGTACGGGTGATGCCGAGGGGGTGACGGCGGGGTGAGAAGGGGATGATAAGAGCCGTGTAGGCGGCGGCCCCGATGAGCAGGACCGCCGCCAGGAACCGCATCAGTCGCCTTCGAGGTCCCGGCGCAGTGCGTGCGCGGTGGGGATCTTCGCGCCGTCGGGCAGAACGTAGAAGCCGCCCTCGACGGTCGGGGTGATGGAGCGGTTCGTCGGATCGGCGGGGAGCGTGGCGAGGATGAGCCGCACGAGCGAGCCGAGCGCGGCGATGAGCGCCGCCTGCAGCACGAACGCCCAGTCAACGTCGGTGATGAGCGTCGCACCGACGAAGCCCGCGGCGAGGGACTGCGCGAACGTCTTCACCACGCGCTCGACCGCGGCGAGCCACCACGGCAGGTTCACGCCCTCGACCTCGGGGAGGCCGGCGAGGCTGGTGACGATCGACGCGAGGAACGCGAGCGCCGCGGTGAGCAGCACCGTCACCCAGGGGATGTCGGCGAGCAGCGTTGCGCCGAGGTAGGGCACGGTGACGACGAGGGCGGTGTACGCGGCGCGCTTACCGGCGTCCGCCCACCAGGTCGGGTTGGTCAGGTTCGAGAGGTTCACGGGGTGTCCTTCCGGGGACGAGAAAGACCCCGGCGGGATACCGGGGTCAGGGGTGGGTGGGGCGGGCTGGGGGCGGAGGCGGTGATCCCTTGTAGATGTGGTCGCGAAGCTGCCGGGAGTAGTCGCGTTCGGCGTCGAGCAGGTCGACAATGGCTCGTCGTCCGGTCTCGCTGGCGTCGGCACGCGCTTCGGCTGCCACGGCGCGCGCGTTGGCGTCCTTGAGCTGTTCCTGAATCTGGTCGATGAACGCGTCCCGGTCTGCGACGGTGTCGCGCCGCTCTGTGTGCTCAGCGCCGCGGATGCCGGCGCGGCGGTCCGCCCACGTCTTCACGAGGGTGCCGATCGCGGTGGCGATCGCGAGGAACGCGGTGCCGAGAAGTCCCCAGTCCTGCAAGCTCATCCGGGCCGTCCGATCTTGTGCTCCTGCACGAGCCGCCACCGGATGACGAGCAGGTCCACCCACCGGATGCCGAACGACACGAACAGCGCTGACACGGCGGACGCCTGCGCGAGACGCGTGTCCTGGTCAGTGAAGATGTCCCAGATCGTCGCGGCGTAGATGATGGTCGCACCAACCAGCAAGGGCAGGCCGGTGAGCTCGAAACGGTAGCGTTGCGCGAGGGAACCGCCGATGCAGAGCAGCCCGCCGACGACGGCGATCGCGCCCCACACGTCGGTGAGTCCTTCGGGCATCCGCTCGGACACGGTGACAGGGGTGAACCAGACCGCCCCGACGCCCATGCTGAGCGCGAGGGTGTACAGCGCCGCGCGCAGCGCGTACAGAATCCAACGCGCCCAGCGTGGGTGACGGGTGTACGGCATCAGCTCGGCGATCCGCCGCGTCCGAGCCGCTCGGCCACCTTGTCGGCCAGCGCATCGAGGTCGATCGCATCGGCGATGCCAGCAAGCGCGGGCTGGATCTCGTTGCGGACCAACTGCGCGATGTCGAAGTCCTTCGCTCCATCGCCGTTCGCGTCGACAACGATTCGGTCGCGCGTGTCGATCGCACCATCGAGCGCGAGCCGGAGCCGCGGCGTGGAGAGGTCCACACCGGGCACGCCGTCGAACATACGGACGGCGGTGAGCTTCTCGGCGAAGTCCTTGCCGCCGATCGCGTCGATGAAGTCGGAGACCTTGTCGAGCTTTTTGCTCTGGTCAGGGGTCATGTCTTCCTCCTCAGGAGCGGGGTCGTTGCGGTGGTTGTCGAGGGACTCGAAGTGCTCGAAGTGCCAGCGCTCGACGAGCGTCCACACCCCGTTGACCCAGCGGTAGACCGTGCGGCGCCAGCCGTGGTCCTCGAGGATCGAGATGATCTCCTGCGCCTCGTTGGAGTCGATGGCGCCGCCGTACTGGTGCACGCTGGGCGTGTCCGGGTTGAGGGCGATCGCTCCGCGGCCGGAGAGGTAGAGCTGGAAGAACCGGTTCTGCTGGTCCCAGGATCGGCCTGCCTCGCTGATCTGCAGGGCGTGGCCGATCTGCTGGTCGATGCGACGAATGGACTGCGCGGCGGGGCGGTTCAGCCAACCGCGGCCGAAGCCGAGGTCGACCTGCTCGCCCTGGTAGACGAACGCCATGTCACACGTCCTCGAAGACGAGCGCTCCGTCAGCGTCGAGGGACGCCTTCACAAGCCCGTCGCCGTTGAGGTCGGCGCTGCCGCCGATGTCGAGGATGATGTGCGGCGGTGCGCCGTCAGCCTTGAGGATCTCGATGAGAGCGCCCTGGTCCGGGATGTCGGTCATGTGGGGCACGTCCTTTCATGACGAAGCCCCCGGCGGGTGCCGAGGGCTGAGGCGGTGACCGAGCTTCTGCTCAGGTGAGGTAGAGCAGTTCGACGGAGAGCTGCAGTCCGCGCTGGTCGACGGTGTCGATGCCGTTCGCGACCGACGTGTAAACGAGAGCGCGCACCACGTCACCCCCAGCGAGAGGCACCACGGCAGAGCCGCTCAGGGCATTGCCGGCGCCGGTGGCCATGTCGAGCAGGACACCCTGATCGGGGCTGCCGCTGTTCTTCGTCACCTGCGCAGCCATCGGCGAGGACGTGTTCTGCAGACGCACGTTGAATCCGACCCGGTACACGCCGGCGCGGGCGATCTGCAGCGCCCCGGGCGACCATGACCCGATGTCGTTGATCTCCGCGGCGCCTGTGCCGAACGCATCACCGAGGCCGTACCACCCGGACACACCGAAATTCTGGGTGGCTTCGTCCTTGCGTCGGGCGAGGAACAACGCCTTGTCGGGCAGCCACTCTCCCGTGGGCGCGTTGGTGGTAGCGACGCGGGTGATCGCCCGTTTCGTGTCCAGCCGGTACGCCTTCGCCCCGACAGCCGCGACCCACGCGTTCTGCTCAGCCTGGTTGCGGAGCATCACCGTCCCGCCGGCGTACGCGGTGAGGCGCGCGGTTTGGGTGATGACGACCGTCTGCGTCCCGTTGGTGTCGGAAGAGGTGACGACGGCGGTGGCGAGTTCCTCAGCGCCGGCAGGGATGGACGGTTTCTGAGGGTTCGCGTTCGCAGTACCGGATGTCACCCCGAACAGGGGTGCTGTCTGCCCCGTATCGGTGAGCGACGGGAACCGGCTGCGGAACCAGATCACGTCGATGCGGCTGTTCGACCCGGGGGCGACCACAGTACCGACCGTGTCGGTCTCAGCGTTGGCGACGAACTCCACCCCGACGCCGTCGCGGGAGGTCGCGCCGACGAACGGCCCGATCCGGTACGTCATCGACGGGTCAGTGGTACCGGTGACGATCGGGCCCGCCGGAGCCGCGAGGACGCCCGTGCGCGGTGCCCCGGCGGCGGAGCAGACCAGCATGCCCGCCTGGATGCGCCGCCACGCGGAGACGGGGACCCCGGCTGGTGCTTCGGAGGGGAGAGAGGGGGTAAGCATGACGCCTCCTACGTGTGACCGACGCGACCATCACCCGCGGTCCATGTGACGACGCGGCCGGATGCGCTGGTGAGGTCCGTGTTGGGAATGGACGGGATGCGGACGACACCGCCGGCCTGACCGATCGTGACGTCGGCTCCGGTGAGCTTCTCGTTCACCTTCGCCTCGACGATCGCGTCGATGTTCTCGTTGATGAAGTCGGTGATCCGCTGGTCGAGGTCGCTCACCAGGATGGTGAGTTGCTCCTGCTGCGCGGTGAGCTGCGCCTGCTGCTCTGCGAGCTGACCCTGCTGGGTCGCGAGCTGCTCCTGCTGCGTCTGCAGCCTCTCGACGGCGGCTTGCAGCACGGTGATGGCGTTGTACTGCTGGGTGCCGGTCGGGGTGTTCAACTCGCGAACGGCGCGCCACAGGGCGGCGATTTCGTCGGCGAGATTCTCGACACCCCGACGGGGAGGAGCAGGTTCGGCCATCAGTCCTCCTCGTCATACGTGGCCCCGCAGGTGACCTGGATGAACTCCGAGCGGGACGACCCAGACAGGCCGACGATGCGGCGCTCGTAAGATCCCGCCGGGAGGTAGTCGTAGATCGGGTCGATGCTCGTGCCGCCGGTGAGTACACCGGGCCCGGTGAGGGTTCCCGGCCCCGTGAGGAGCCCGAGCTTGACCTGCTGCTGTTCGGAGAGGAACAGCTCCGCCATGTCGCCGCAGCCGTACTCGTACGGGAACGGGGACGCGTTTATCGGCGCGTCGAACGACCAGAACTCCCACGGCTTCCGCGCGGTGCGCAGCGTCTCGATGTTGGCGGAGTTCAGGGTGTTCGGATCGGTCGTGGTGCTCGAAACGTCCGACTCGAGGTGCAGCAACGGGAAACCCCGATCCACAAGCCACGGGTCGTAGGTCATGTGCAGCAACGCAGTATCGGAAGAGCGGCCGGCGGCTGCCCATGCGACCGATCCCATGCGGGTAGGGTCGAGCTGCACGCCGACGCCGGTCACGTCGTTCGGTTCCCACGTGAACGGGGCCTCGCCTTGCAGGCGGGGCTGGTCCTCGGTACCGGACTCGTACACCCACCCGAAACTGTCCGCACTGGTCCGCACGAGACGGATGCGAATGTCGGGGCCCTTCTCCTGGCCGGAGAGATCCGTCAGAGCGCTGCCAACTTTCTTGCGTTCGACAGCGCGGTACTCCTGCCGGCGCGTGCCGGGCCGGTCGGCGTGGAACGTGATCGGGATGTCCGTCCACCCGGGCCACTGGCACGCCTGCTGCACGAGCCGCTTACCGATGGTGCCGTGATCGACGCCCTCCACGATCGTGTCGAACCCGGTCGCGGGCTTGCCGTCCGGGGACAGCCAGTCGGCATTCACCGCACCGGGCCCGCCGGGAGGTGGGGGCAGCACGGGTACACCGTCGAGCATGCGCCGGAAGCCGCGGGCGGTGACCGACAGCATCCCCTTGTCGCGGTCGAAGTCCTGCGGGATGATAGGCCCGCCGAGAAGGTGACCGCCGACGTCGACGGCGATCGAGTGTTTCCACGGGGTGAACAGGTTCCGCCACCCGCGCGGACTGTCGACGAAGCGCATGTTGATGGTCTCGGCAACATTCGACTGCTCCTGCCAGTCGTACTCGGACGGCTCGCTCTCCTCGAGCAGGGCACCACCTCGGGTCTCGAACACGTAGAACCTCGTCACCGGGTCACCACCATGCGTGATCTGCCTTCCCCGCGAGACGCGGCGACCCCTCGGGTTCGGTCGCGTCGAACTGGAACGTCCGGGACATGCCGCCCGGGATGCTCGTCCACTCTCGGTAACGGAGCCACCGGTCCACGTTCTGCCCGTCGAGGGTCGCGTGCCCGTTCTTGATCAGCACCGTTGACCCAGCCGGCACTGGTCGAGCGAACCCGACCCGCGCGCCCGTCGCGACACACGTGATGAGGGCGGACCCAATCCCGCCGGGAAGAACAAACGACGGGTCGGTGGGCGCCTTGCCGTTGTTGACGAGCGTGATGCGCCCGCTCGAACCACCACCAGGCCACACCATCGGCCACGTGAGCGGCCACACGACACCCTGCCCGGGCGACGGCAGAGGCGTATCCACCCACGCCCCGGTCGCGTACCGGCGAGGGTCGCGGGCGATGCAGTGGATGACCGCCTGGCCGATGTGCAGACCGAAGTGATCCTCGGGGGTGACAGATGCCGTGACGTAGCGCCAGGTGGAACCGGCGGGGTAGTTCGCGGTAAGGAGCACGGGACCTTCGGCGGCCACTGCGGAGAGCTGATCGAACGCTTCCTCGACGTCAGCGCCTGTCTCGCCGCGGAAGCTCACCCGAATGGAAATAGCCTTCGTCGATCGGAGTGAGTGGTCCGTGGGGAACGCCCCGTGCTGCTGGGGGCGTTCCACCACGTCCTTCTTGTCGGGGGTCGTGCCGAACCAGTCGGTGAGCTCGCTGAAAGCCCAGCCCGGCGCGTCCCAGTCGAGGAACGTCAGAGGGCCGAACTGCAGCGAACGCTCACCGGTCATGTGCTTGCCACCGCCCGACTGAACTCGTCACCCCAGACGCGCGCCTGGATGCGCGGGTCGGTCTGCTGCGTTGTGATGTGCTGGGTCACGTTGATCGGACGCTGACCGGTTCCCCCCGGTGCCGCGACAGGAGCCGCGACTGTCCCCTTGGGGACCATGTCGAAGCCCCACTCGTTGAGCATCTGCTTCGCGATGACCAGAGACCGGTCCCGCTTCGCTGGCGCGTTCGGCAGGTACCACTCGCCGCCCGTCTCGTCCTCGGCCCACACACGGTAGGTCCCAGCACGAGCGAACTGTGCGATGTGGTTCTCGGCACGCCGGCCGCCGTCCGCGTAGAACTCGACCTTGCCGCCGTCGGCGTTGTACTTCACCGTGGTCCCGGCGATTTGATACGTCTGCCCGCCGGTGGCGTCGACTGTCACGTTGATGCGGCGGCCGTTGTAGTCCGTGAAGAAACCTTCCAGGTCGCGGCGCGCGCTGGCCGTCTGCGCGATGACCTTCCACTCCGTCTCGGACGGAATGCGGAAGATCTGATCCGCCAGCGATGCTGCTTCGTCGGCGTTATAGCCGAGATCCTGCGCCCGCTGGATGAGCGCCTGCCGCCCAGCCTCGAGGGATGCCCGGTAGTTCTGCGTGCTCCCGTCGAGAGCGAACTGCTTGTCCGCGGCATTCTGCGACGAAGCGGCGAGGTCGTTCAGCATGCCCAGGTTGTCGCGACCGACCTGCGTTCCCTGATCCAGGGTGAGCGAGTAGCCCTCCTGGCCCTCGCGAGCCTTCTGGATGGCCTCGTCGACCTTCGCGAGCGCGTCCTGGTATTCGATGTTGGCGCTGACCGCGTCCTGCCCGACACCGTTCGCCTCGTTGATGGTGTCGATGAGGCTGCTGAGTTCGTCTTCCAGCGATCGGACGCCATCGGACGCCTGAAGGTACGCCGCTGCTGCGGACTCCGTGACCTCCGTGCCGGCACCCGTCGCTGCTGCTGACCCTTCGGTGGCGGCCCTGAGGTCTTCGTGGCGAGTCTTCGAGTCGATGAGCTGGGTGTTCAGGTCGTCGACCGCGCGCGAGGCGTTCTGGAGTCCGATGTCGAATCCGCCGGCGGCGAAGCTGGCGGCCTTGAACCGCTCGATGACGGCGTCGGCGGCCGATCCGCCCTCGTACAGGGCGTCAGTGAGTTCCTTCTGGCTGAGCCCGACCTTCTTCGCCTGCTCGAACGCGCCAGCGTCGGCCAGCTTCTTGGCGATCATCGCGCGCGTGTTCTCGGTCGCGGCGCCGGTCACCTTGTCGAGGCTGTCCGCGAACTCGGCGGCTCCCGCGTTCATCTCCGCCTGTCGTGCAATGACGAGCGCGATGACCGTGACGATGCCGGTCAGCGCAAGCGCCGCACCCGCACCGACGAGCGCTGTGGTGCGCATGCTCGCATTCGTCTTGGCGAACTCAGTCTGCAGCTCAATAAGACGAGCGCGGACCTGCACAGCACCACCCGCGAAAAGCAGCATCGAGGCCGCGGCGACTCCAATGCCGAGGGCAGTGGCCTGCACGGGGGCCGGCATCTCGCCGTAGCTGTCGACGAGCTGCGTGGCGATCTGCACCATCTCGCGGAGAATGTCGTTCGCACCTGAACCGCTGCGGATGAGCGCCGTGTCGAACGCGCCGCCCAGCTTCTCGACGTCGCCGGCGAGGTTGTCCTGCCGGATGGCGGCCTGCTCCGCGGCGTACCCGGAGTCATCGACCGCGGCGGTCCACTTCTCAACCTCGGCGGCACCGCCTTCGTAGAGCAGCGTTGCGGCGTTGAGGGACTCGTTTCCGAAGATCCGGCCGAGCGCCGCGAGACGCTCCTGCTCGGTGAGGCCACCGAGCTTGCTCTGCAGCTGGTCGGCGATCCCCGAGAGGGAGAGCATGTTGCCCTGCGCGTCGAAGACGCTGATGCCGTACTTCTCGAGCTCTTTGCTGGCTGCCGCGGACGGGGACTGCAGGCTGGCGAGGACGCCGCGGAGCGAGGTGCCCGCCTTCTCTCCGATGATGCCCTGCGTCGCGAAGTACGCGATCGTCCCGGCGGTCTCGTTGAGGGACAGGCCCACGGACCCGGCGAGGGGGCCGACGTAGCTCAGCGCCAAGGCGAGGTCGTCGACGGACCCTTGTGCCTTGCCGGCGCCCGCCGCGAGGACGTCGGATACGTGCGCGGCTTCGGACGCCGGGAGGCGAAACTGGGTGAGGGTGGTCGCCATGATCTCGGCGGAACGAGCGACCTGCAGCTGACCCGCCGCGGCGAGAGCGAGCGCGCCGCTCAGCGACCCGCCGACGATGTCGGACACGGACTGGCCCGCCTTGGCGAGCTCCTCCTCCGCGGCGGCGGCCTCGGACGCCGAGTAGGCGGTGTCGGCGCCGGCCTCGAGGGCTGCTTCGCCGAGCTGCTTCTGCTCGGCGGCGGTGGCCATGGTGGCGGCGCGCGTCTGCGACATCGCCTTGTCGAACTCGGTGTACTTCGCCACCGACAGAGCCACGACGGCGGCCGTCGCGGCACCGGCGACGAGGAGAACTTTCGACAGCTCCTTGGCCGCCGAGATCTGCTCCTCGGTCGACTGTGCCTGCTTCTGCTGCTTCTTCGCCGCGGTCTCGGACTCGTCACCGACGCCCTTCGTCGACTTCGCCTGCTCGTCAAGGGGCGCCTTCGCGTCCTTCGCCTTCTTGCCGGTCTTGTCAACGGCGTCGCCGGTGCGTTCGACCTTCGGGGTGGCCTCAGCGGATGTCCGGCCGAGCTTCTCGACCGCCTGGTCCGCCGACGCCATGTTCGACTGGAAGGTCTGCTCGCCCGCCGTCTGGATCTTGAAGATCAGAGCGCCCGCGTCGAACATGGCGTACCGCCTTCCCGACCCAGGTCGTGTCGATATCGGGGAGGCGCTCGATCGCGCCGCGGACGGTGTGCCAGGGGCGCGTGTCGAGCGCTCGATCGAGGTCGGGTACGAGGCCGGTGGTCGCGAGGTCGAGTTCGACCTCTCCGAACAACTCCGGCAAGACCAGCCCCCAGAACTCGGACGCGGACAGCCCGAAGCCCTGCTCCTTGCGGCTGTGCTGCTCGGCGGACGCCGCGCGCTGCGCCTGCCACTCGGGGGTGTAGATCAGCTCGGGGAAGTTGCCGTTCGCGTCGGGACGGCCGACGCCGATGATCAGGCCGTCGCGGATGCCTCGGGCGATGTCCGCCGGGCCAAGAGACCCAAACGCCGGGACAGCGCCCCCGTTGCTTTTAGGGTGCCCGCGAGACCCTCACCGCCCTCGATGTAGACCTTCACCCCGTCGAGACCGAGAACGGTCTGCCAGAAGAACGCGGGCATGAGGATCGACTCGGCCTCGTCCTGCGACAGTTCCAGGCCGATGCGGTTGAAGTTGGTCTGCTCGGCGTCGGGAAGCGGCTCCCAGCGCCCGGTGATGGCGTTCTGGCGGCCACCGTCGGCGGCGATCTGCAGCGCCTCGGTCATCTCCTGCGCGCGGTTCTGCTGACCGCTGGAGACGGCGAGGTAGGTGTCGGTGATCTGCACCCCGGCGCGGCCGGGGAGCGGGTGGATGATGAACGGCTTTTCGATGCCGTCGAACTTGAGGTGAAGGTCGCGGCCGACCTTCTCGGCGTGCACTGTCATGGAGTCCCTGCCCTCCCTGACTTCAGGCCGCGGTGTACGGCAGCGTGTTGGACACGCCGACGTCGTTGGTGACAGTGATCGGCGCCGAACCGGACACGGTCGCCGGGATGAGCAGCGCGACGGTGTACTCGTCGACGGTACGGATCTTCGTCACGGCCTGACCGTCGATCGTGGCGGAGACGATGGTGCCGAGCTTGTACCCGCGGACCTTGAGCAGGTCTCCCGGGGCGAGGCCCGCAGGGGTGGCGGACTCGAGGATCGGTGCACCGGTCCCGGCGATCGGGGAGGCGATGCGGGGGACGATGCCGTCGGACTGGAGGGTGATGCGGACGACACCCTTATCAGCGAAGCCCGTGTTTCCCTCGGCGTACGCGACAGAGAACTTGCCCTGCACGACCGGCATGTCCTCGTCGAGCGCGTCGGTGAACAGCTGGAACTCGCGCTTGTTCGCCTCGCCCTCGGAGAACGCGGCGCTGACGAGGTCCTTGAACCACGCCTGGGCCGCGACAATCTGCTTCGTGACGGGGTCGCGGACGACCTCGACATCGAAGGTGGGGGCGTAGTTGTAGCCGATGATGTCCTCACGGGTGCGGCCCTTCTGACCGTACACCTCGCGGGGGACGCTGATCTTCGTGGGGTTCAGGGCGAGGTTGTTGATGTCGCCCGTGATGTTCTGGAACACGCCGTTCTGCCGCATGCGGATCAGGCGCTGGTGCGCGAGCGCGACGGACCCCGCGGAGGGCGCCATCGTGTCGTAGAGGGTGGTGTCGGCCATGGCCGCCTCCTTCGTGGGTGGTGTGCCGGCGCTTCCGGCGGGGGTTCCTACGGCCGGCGGCCGCGGAAGTAATAGGTCGCGGCGACGGCGGAGCGTCCTTGCGAGTCGGGGTCGAAGTCTGTGGCGGAGAACTCCCACGCCCAGCCAATGCCGAGCACGTTGGGGAGGTATTCCTTCTGGTCGAGTACGTCGCGCAGGTCGGCGCCCCATGCGCGGGCGACCGTGGGACCGCCGAGCCGGCGCGTGTACACCTGCGTGCGCCAGACCATGTCGGCCCGGCCCTCGGGGACAGGGCGCAGCGGGGTGAGGAGAGTGAACTCGCTGACCGTGGTTGGCATGACCCCGTCGAGGCGGATGCCGCGCTCGACGATCGCGCCCGTCGGCTTGAAGATGGCGAGGCCGGCGTCGTGTATGAGCTGCGCAAGCGCTCGGTTCAGCGTCATCTCCGGCGCGTCAGCCACCCCGCACCTCGTTCCGAATGATGTCGCCGAGCTCCTTCTTGTTCTGGACGATCGCGTTCTCCAGCCACTTGCCCTGAGCGTTCGGGTTCGAGTCCTTCGAAAAGTCGTACTCGGGGTGCTCATGCAGGCGTGCGGCGTACGGGGTGTCGTAGACGATGCCGGCGCCTTCCTCGGCGTCGACGGACGGCTCAACGGTTCCGGAGCCGGACAGGTTCCCGGTGTCGAAAGGCACCATCTGACGGGAGAGGGTGAGGCCGCGCTCGGCGGCCTTGTTCTCGCCCGCGATGAGGCGCGCACGGATCTCTTCGGTCAGCTCGCCGAAGCGGTTCGTCATCGTCACCTGCACGCGGACAGCCATGGTCGCCTCCTACTCGAGGTACAGCTCCACGTGGGACGGGGTGCCGCGGTAGTCGAAGAACGCGGAGTCGATGACTTCGGCGGTGCGCTCGCGCGGCGTGCCCGCCCACACGGTCACGCGTGACCGGGGTGCGGTGTCATCGTTGGGCAGCATCACGACGAACGTCGTCGACGTGATCTCCTGCCCCGACGTGGGGGAGGTGGAGCGCCGGTCGACGCGGAGGCGGGTCTTCTGCTCGACGTACGCGGGACGGTCGGCGCGCGCAGCGCCCCAGATGTCACCCTCGGCGCCGTCCCCGCCGAACGGGGTGACAGTGACGCGGTGGGGGAGGTGCTTCTTCCGCAGGCGGACCACGGGCACCTCCTACGTGTGCGCGACGGATGAACCGATGAGGCCTGCCGTGGTGAGGATGTCGACGGCCTTGTCGCCGATGCGGCGCGCGAGCTTCTCGCTGGCGGACAGGTTGTCCGATCCGGACGACGTCGTGCCGAGCGACACGGACCCGATCTTCACCGCTCCCTGCGCCGCGTCGATGCCGCGGGGGTCGTCGGTGTCGGCCCAGTGTTCGACGATCGCGCACGTCGCTTCTGCGAGGTCCTCGGCAGTGTCCGCGTCGGTGGGGTAGCCGTCGTCGTCGACGTCGTACACTGCGCCGCGAATCAGCTTCTCCACCTCGACGGATGCCGACCGGAGTCGCTTCGTCAGGAGCGCTTCGTCGTCGAAGTCCTCCTCGGCGTAGTTCGCGTAGTCCGTGGGAGTGGCGAACACGCGCTGCGGCATCTCAGTCCTCCGTGGCGCTCAGGGTGACGATGCTGTTCCCGTCGCCGAGGACAGTCCCGTCGGGCAGGGTGACCGTCGCGAACCCGCCCACACCGGGTGAAGTGAATGACCCGTCGCCGTTGTCGACGCTGCCCAGGATGGGTGTCGCGGGGGCATTCGACAGGATCTCGACGATCTCCGCGTGCTTCGCCTTCGACGGGAGGGTGATGCCGTCCATCTCGGCGATCTCCCGCAGCTGCGCGATTGTCATGGTAGTGAGGTCGACGATCGGCTCACCCAGGCCCCCGTGGTACGGGGCGACGACCTCGGGGTCCTCCTCGAACTGGAACCCGTGCTGACGGAATGCGAGCTCGCGTTCGGGGTGCAGCGAGTCGACCGTCGCGACACCGTCGATGAACTCGATACCGAACTGCTCCTGGCGGCCGGCGACAGCCTGGGGGTGGATGATGCGCATGATGCCTCCTCTGCTGGGGTTGGTCGGCACGGCAGGATTCGAACCTGCGGCGGCCCGGAGTAGGGGTCCGGCGCTCTTCCGCTGAGCTACGTGTCGTTGGTGCTCCCCGCACGGCGGAGCGTGTGCGCGACGTGCGGGGAGCGGTGACGAATTACTTCACCGGCAGGTCGGCCTGGTCCTTGACCTGACCGTCCTTCGGGTCGGTGCTGTCGGTGACGAGCGCCTGACCCTCCGGGGTGGTGACGCCCTTGTACGGGGTGCCGCCGGGCTTGATCGCGCCCCAGATCTGGTCGACGGTCTTCGCGTCGCCGATGTCGATCTTCTTGTCGGTGGCGTAGGCCAGGAGCTCGGCCTTCTTCCACTTGTCGGACGGGTCGCCGAGCGGGTACTTCGCGTCGGGATTGCCCGGCTGCTTGGCCGGCTCGCCCGAGACGCCGTACCCCTGACGCTCGAAGTAGGCGATCGCCGCCTCGTCGTCCGTGGAGCCCTTGCCGTCAACGAAGTGCACGCCGGCCACGAGGCCGGTGAACCCCTCGACGGGGGTCTCGATGGTCTTCTTCGCCATCTGGATCACCGCACCTTCACGTTGCGCAGCACGGCGGCTGCCTTGGTGGCTTTGAGGGCGACGGCGATCGGGCCGAGCTCGACCTCACCCTTCTTGACGGCTCCGGCCGACGTGAAGTCGGGGAGCCAGGTCTGCACGAGCTGACCGCCGACGATGGACACGCCGTGGAAGCCGTCGAGGCCGACACGGTACGCGTACAGGTCGGTCAGGCCGGTCACGGACGAACCGCCGACGGTGCGCGTCGCGATCGGGATGATCGGGTTGTTCGTGCCGGGCTTGTTGCCCGGGTCGGCGAACAGCACGCCACCGTAGGTTTCGCGCTCGATCGGGCGACCGTTCGGGCCGAGGAGACCCTCGACGGGGTCCTTGGTGTACTGGCCGGCGCGGCGGGCCGCGGCGCGCACGCGTGCGAGCGCGGACGCATTGCCGAGGATGACCGTCGGCGCACCGTCGAGGAGCGACAGGAACTCGTCGATCTTGTCGAGCGCCTTGTGCTCAGCGCGGGCGTTGGTGTCGAAGTCGGACCAGTCGGTCACGGCGCCGACGCCGGTCTCCGTCGACGTGCCGACGAGCGCCTTGTCGAGGCCGTCGAAACCGTTCGCGTCGGTCGCGGTGTCACCGTTGATGACAGCGTCCTGGAACTTCGTGCGGGTGGCCTTGACGGTCTGCTGCAGGTTCAGCGACACGGCACCGGACGCTGCCGGGCCGATCTTCGCGATGACGCGGTCGACCTCGAACGAACCACCGAGGGGAGCGAGGTTCACGACGACGGGGGTCGTGGTGACGTGCTCGGGGGTGTACTCGGTGTTCAGCGCACGGAACGCGGCGCTTCGCTGGGTGGCGAGGCGACGGTAGCCGTAGGTGAGGGTCGCGCCGCCGCCGGCGGGGTTGACGACGTCGTCGAAGATGAGCGAGTCGATGACGGCCGATTCCTTGCGGAACTCGTCGATCACCGCCACGTCGACGTCGTCGGTTGCGTTCTTCTTCGCTTCGACGAGGGATACGGGCATGGTTCATCTCCCTTCCGGGGAGTTATCCCCCGAGGCGCGCTTTCACGGCGCCGTCGAGGGTGGGGGTGGTGGTGGGGGTGTGCTGTCCGCCCTGGTGGCCGGGGCCGCTTGCTCCGGGGAGGGTGGGGCCAGCACGGAACGCCGAGTTCCTCTCGAGCGCGTCTTCGATCGCCTGCTTCACGTCGGCTTCCTTGGAGAGGTCGACGTCGGCGAAGGTCTTCATGAAGCTGCTGGAGTCGAGCAGCATGTCCGCGTTGGCGCCGTGCTTGCCGGCGACGCGGAGGAGGTGGTTCTCGCGGGCGAGCTGGTCGCGCTCAGCTGCGGCGGTGGTGGCGGCCTGCTTCTGCTCGGCGGCGAGCGTTTCGGCGGCTTCTTTCGCCTCCCGGTAGCTCTTCGCTTCACCGCGGAGTTCGCGGACGTACTCGTCCGGGTCGCCCTTGTACGCGATCGGCGCGGCGGGCTGCGCCGGAGCGGCTGCGGGCGAGGCGGGCTGCGCGGGCAGGGGAGTCGGGACGGGCGGCGTCGCCGGGGCCGCGGGGGCGGCCGGGGCCGCGGGGGCCGCGGGCGGGGTGCCTCCGGCGCCGCCTCCCTGCTCGCCGTCGAAGTAGCGGAGGAACGGGCGGTGCCAGGTGGGCGCGAACTGCGGGCCGAGGTGACGGGTTTGCGTGCTCAAGCGGGCACCTCCTCGGTGTCGGGCAGCGTGGCCCGGGAGTTGACGAAGCTGATGATCTCGTCGGCTTCCGCGCGGGTCAGGCTGACTCCGCGGAGGCGCTCGATGATGCTCTGGGTGCGTTCGGACATGGTGGGTGAGCCTCCTGCTCGTGGGGTTCGCTGCACCCCTGCGGTGAGCGACGTGTGAGGGTCCGCGCCCGCCGACGTGCAGGGCCGCCAGCGGGCGCGGAGTGTGTTCCTGCGACTGGGAGCCTGGGAAGAACACCACCAGGAGCAGGAAGTGGGTTAGGGAGGGGCGCAGGTACGCCTAGCCAGTTAGGAGAGCGTCGTGAGCGTCCTTCGCGGCTTCACAGCGGGGACCGCGTTGACGCCCCTCCCGGGTCTGTCAAGCGTCTTTGCCGTACGCAGCGTCACGGGCGCGGCGCAGGACGGTGATCGTCGAGTTTGCCTCGCTCCGGGTGAGCACATCCGACCAGACCCGCACAGGGTGGTGGTCGACGGCGTAATCGCCGATGTTCTCGTGGCGTCGCGTCTCGGCTGCTGCTTCGCGCTCGGCGTCGGCAAGAAGCGACCGCAACTCGTGGAGTGGGATGTCGACGGCGACCTGTAGCCACGAGGCATCGCGGTTCCACTGGACGTGGACGTTACGGCGTGGTTCCTCGGCGTGAACGATGCCGGGCGCAGCGACGACACCGTTCGGCGTGTCCGACTCGGACATTGTCCCGGTCGGGCGGTCGACGATGCGGTTGTGAGTGATCTGTTCTCTGGGCATGTCAGCCCCTTTCGCTTTGCGGCATCACGCCGCCCACTCCGCATCGCGCGGAGGAGTCTTAGGGTTCCGGGCAAAAACCAACCCGGGGGCCGAGTTCACGCTCGGCGGGACGGTCAGACCGATCTGGGCACTGGTGCTGTGCACGCCACTCGCGGACGTCGTGACGGCGTCCATGTATTGCGGCTCCGCAGGAGCAACCATTCCCGGATCAAGTCGCACCCTTTCCGTCTGCGAAGTGCAGCTGCTCGCGGTACGTGGCGCGCTTGCGCCCGGTCTGCTTGAGGAACGCGCGCATCTCGGCCTGCGCCTTCGCGACATCGCGCGCGGCGCTCCGCTGATCGGTGTCGGTCATCGCGGCGGCCTGTTCGCGTTTCGCTGACCGGATCTCCCGCTCAAGGCGGCGCTGCTCTGCGCGCTCGTGCTCGGCCTGCTTGTCGTACTCGAAGTCCCGCTGAGGGATCGCGAGGCCGGGGGAGTAGGCGTTGATCTTGCACCGGTCGTTCGGGTGCCCCCACCCGGCGGCGCGCGCCTGCGCGAGCGTCCCGTCAATGCGCACGGTGACCGGTTCGTCGCGGGTCGCGTGGGGGAGGACGACGTCGCCCGTAGTGCCGTCGAACGACACGATCTTCCCGATCCACGGTGCGCACTTCCGGCACGCGTCGGCGCCGCCGCTGATCGTGCCGAGCTGGATGCCGTTCTGCTGCATCCGCCACACGCCGGCGTCGTTGTACGCCCGGGCGACGCTCGTGCGCCCGGCCATTTCCGCGTACGCGCCGATCGTCCACCGGCGGCCGGACCTGTCCACGAAGCCGGTGATGCCCTCGGCGAGGAACCGTTGCACGATCCGCGCCTGCTGTACCTGCGACGTCGTGACACCGAGGAGCGTGGACGGCGTGTACATGGCGACGATCCGCTGGTACGCGTCCCGCGGGTACCGGGTGATCCGCTCCCGCAGGTTCGTCAGCCGGTTCTCCAGCGACACCGCCACCATCGACGCGGCCTGAGCAGCGGTCGACGTGAACGGGACGGGCCGGATCGTGCCGACACCGATGCCGAGGGTGACCGCGGCGGCGGCTTCCCCCTCGAGCGCGGCTGCGGCGATGATCCGCGCTGCCAGGTCGCCGGGGGCGAGGCCGTCGGCGAGGCGCTCCCCGATGCGGGCGAGCTCGTTCAGGGCCCGTGCACGGTGCGCGGCGAGGTCAGCGAGGATGCGGTTCTGCTCACGCCGTTCCGCGACCGTGAGGCCAGCACCGGCGGCCGCTTCGGGCAGCCGGGCGGAGAGGTCCATGTCGCGGCGTGCACGGGCGGCGACCTCGGCGATCGCTTCGTCCTCCGCGTCGCGGAAGCGGTCGGCGATCTCCCGGCCGAGGTCCTCGACGATGTCCTCGATGCTGCGGTCGGGGTCCGGCTTGAACAGCGCCACCGGTCACCCCCCCAGTCAGGAGGGCGGACCTCCTAGCCATCGCCGCTTGGGCGTGATGGGCGCCGCGTCTTTCCGGCGTCGGCTGGGGCAGTCCCACGAGCCGCCGTCAGTGACTCCATCGAGGATGAAACCAGCTGCGCGAAGTGAGGCGCCCGGTTCGTGCTCGAGCGTGTAGGTGACCACCTTGCTCGCCGGGTATCCCATCGCGACAGCTGCGCGCCGGATGGTTCCGTAGAGCATGGAGCATGCGTTATCGGCGCCGTCGCTCGCGATGCGAACGATCTCGATGTAGCCGCGCTCCTGGAGCACGCGCGACACGGGCCGACCTGCGATCCCCACCGCGCGGATGGCGCCTGTCTCGTCGACCACGGCGACGGAGAACTTGTGCCCCGTCACCGGGCCGTGGTGCCTATGCACGCGGTCGACCCAGGCGTTCGCTTCCCGGAGCGCGATAGGCGCCAGCGTGAGCGTCACTCCACCTCCGGGTCTTCGGGGTCCTCGTCGTCTCCGTCGAACGTCGCCGGGTCAGGCGCGGCCGGGCGCTCCTTCTGGATGCGGCCGACCTCGATCTTGATCTCGTCCTCACCCCAGTCGGGGTTCGCGCGAGCGACCTTCTCCCACAGGCTGATCGCCCCGGCAGCATCCAGGAGCGACAGGGTCCGCGCGAGCTTCTCCGGGTCCTCCTGCGACACGTCCGGGAAGATCACGGTCGGCTGCTCGAACCGGCCGCCACCCTTCCCGGGGAAGAGCTTCCCGTCGAGCTCAAGCGCGACCGAAGCCTGACGGCTGATCGCGGCCCGGTCGTACAGGATCTTCTTGTCGCGGGTGCGCTCCGACGCCTTGTTCCGGTCGTCGACCTCCGTCGCGGTCTGCTGGCCGCCCTGCCCACCACCGGAGTAGTCACCCCACGCCGACTGGGAGTAGCCGGCGGCGCGGAGGATCTCGCGGTACAGGGCGAACGCGGTGCGCTCGTGCTGCTCGACACGGATCTCGAACTGGACCTTGTCGATCATCAGCTCGCCCGGCTTACCCGGGGAGTTGAGACCGGCGAACACCTCGCGGCCCATGTCGAACGCGGCGCCCATGCCGGGGCCGAGGTAGTCGAGGACCGCGTCGGGGACGAGGATGCGGCCCGCGCCCTGGCGGAGGTCACGCATCCACGACGAGAACGTCTCGTCCAGCGCGTCGAACAGCGGGTGGAGGCCGGCGTAGTCGGACCGGCCGGTGTTCGCGAGGACGCCCTTCTTCCGCCATGCGCGGGTCGGCATGTTCGGGTTGTACGAGCAGGTGAGCCGGTCGATGCCGGTGAGGATGCGGGAGTCCGCGTTCACCAACCCGGCGAGGCCAGCCGTTTCGGGGCGGTCCTGCAGCGGGACCCGCTTACCGAGGTTCGTCTCCGTACCACGGAACAGGGCGTGCTCGATCGCGCCGACCTCGTGGTGCTCGAGGTGGCGGTAGACAACCTGCGCCCGGTCCTCGCGGTACTCGGTCCACATGGTGCACTCGACCATCACCCCGCGCCGGAAGACGGGGATGACGACGTCGGCGGCGGCGACCTCGAGCCACACGTGATCGGCGACCTCGGTGTCCCACGCGGAGGTGATGACCGTCGCGCCGAGCGCTGCCTTCAGCTCGCCCATGGTGTTCCAGGTGGCGTGCGCGGCTTCGCTGTTCGCGATGAGGTCGAGGCGGGCCTTGCCCTTCTCCGTTGCGTCGGTGCCGAGAGACACCTCCGGCGGCTCCGCGAACACCAGGTCCGACGACAACGTCGCCAGGTCCGCCGGGGCGGGCACGTGGATGCGGGTGCGGTTCTCATTCGCGGGGACCGGGCGGCCCCAGAACATCTTCGACGCGGCGCCGACGAGCCCGCCACGGTACGCCTGACCGCGGTGCGTGTGCGTCGCCTGCGCCTGCCGGTCGGAAGAGTACAGGCGCTCCAACGTGGCGGTGTCGCCGAGCTGCCATGCCTCGTTCAGCGCGTACGCCTTGTACGCCTCATCCCACGGGGCGGGAGGCCACGCGGAGTTCTCGGCGGGGATCGGCACAGGAGACCCCCTTCGGTGGTGACGGATCAGAGGATGGTCGGGACGGCATGACCGATCACCGTGGGCTGTGTGCTGTTCTCGCACCGCCAAGGGCACGGAAGAGGATGGCTGGCAGTGACGTCGCACCATTCACGGTCGAGCGCTTCGTCCTGAGGGCAGACGTGCACGTGTCCGGGCTGGCCACGGAACTCGAGGACGACAGTTGCCGGTCGGGTGCAGCCTTGGACGTCGCAGGGGAGCATGGTTCCTCCGTCCGTCACGCCCACCGGCCTTGCCGGATGTACTCGTGAAGTTCCTCGCGAGTCCAGCCACCGTCTTCGGTGAATGCTTCGGTCCATTCGCGGATCTCGCGGCGAATGCTGGCGCGGAACGCCCAGAACCACAAGGTGAGCCTCGGGCAGCGGTACCTGGGCCCAAACAACGCATCGAGGCGTTCTTCTCTGAGTCGTGCCTCAGTTCTTCGAGAGAGTCGTCGCACGTGTCCACCCCCGCTCATGCCGCGAGTTGCGGCTTCCAGTAGTTCGTCGTCGAGTGGGCGATGTACCGGCCCGCGTCGAGGCTGTGGTCGTTCTCTTTCACGACCTGGTCCTCGCCGGCGTCGGTGGCCTTCGCATCCCAGCGGTACTCCGTGACCTCTTCGGTGAACCCCGTGCACCGGTCGGTGACGACGAGCTGCCCCGCATCGAGGGCGTTCGCGATCGTCTGGATACCGGGGAGCACGTCGTTCACCGCGGGCCACGGTGTGAGGCCGGTGCCGCGGAGGTCCTGCTGCATCTGCATGTGCATCGACGCGGCGGCCGGGTCGAGCATCAGGAACCGCGGCTGCACGGTCAGCGGGTACGGGGTGTGATCCTGCGGGAGCCACGCCCGGAACCGTTGCGAGAGGGCCGCATCGGTGAGGCGGAGGTCGTTGTGGTCCTTCGGGTTGTACCGCCACTCGTCCATCAAGATCAGGCGGGGGCGCGGTTCGTCGGACACGCCGAGCATGAGCGCCGCGGTCGTGTTCGTCGTGCCGTAGTCCATCCCAATGCCCATGACGTCCCGCAGGCGCGGCATGTCCGCGAACGGGATGACGTGCCGGGCGGGGTCCCACATCGGGTACACGGCGCCCTCAGCGTTCGTCCACTCGCCCTTGATCATCCGGTCGTAGAACACACCCGAGAACGACGCCTCCATGTCGGCGACGTACTCGGCGGGCAGGTTGGGGTTGTCGCGCATCGTGAAGTGGAACGAGATGAGGTTCTTCGCCGCGCCCGGGACGATCCAGTTCTTCCTGATCCAGTGGTTCCGGGACGCGGGGTTCATCGTCGCGAGCAGGCGGGCGCCTTCGACGCGGAGACGGGAGACGAGCATGTTCCAGAATTCCTCGGGGAGGAGCGCGGCCTCGTCGACGTACGCGAGCGCCACCGTCGAACCCTGGATACGGCCGACGGCTTCCTTGTTCGACGCGCCGATGACCATGACCTCACGGCCCAGAATCCGCGCCGACGATGCGCCGGGGGTGTAGACCACCTGCGACGAGATCAACGACCCGAAGATCGACGTGTTCTGGAACAGGACGAACACGTTCTGGTACACCGTCTGCAACGTCCGACCGACGATCACGATGATCCCCGTCTTCGGGGCCACACGCACCGCCAGGAGCAACGCCCACAGGCTGATCACCGTCTTCCCGGAGGAGACAGCACCGAACCACAAGGCCAGCTTGAACTTCGCCGCATCCACGAGAGACAGCAGCTGCGCGCGAGAGACGAGACGTTCGAGCTCGTCAAGCCTCATCGAGTGTGACCTCGGCACGGTACCGGTCAGCCGCAGCAGCGAAGCCCTCCGCGATCTGATCCAGCACACCCGCCGCCTGCTCAAGCCCAGTGTCGGAACGCTCCACGATGCGGGTCAGCTTGTCGAACGTGATCCCCGCCGTCGTGATGACGTTCCGACGCACCTCAACCGGCGCAGACCGCAGAGTGTGCTGCGCGAACGTGTTGTCACGCCCACCGAAGCTGTACACCAGGTACGGTTCGTCGATCGCGTCGAGCATCGACTCCGACGCCGCGAGCATCTTCTCCGCCAATCGAATGCGGCCCGCCGCGAGATCCACCGACCTGGCCGCCGTCGCCTGTTTCGTCGCTGACCGGTCAAAGGAAAGACCGGCGTCTCGGCAGATGTTGGTGACGGAGCCGGCGCTGATTCCGACGCGGCGTGCGATCTCGTTGCGAGGTACTCCGATGGTGTGGAGGTTGAGGACCTGCTCACGCTGCTCGGCGCTGATCGCCATGGGATCACCTCGACTGGGGGTAGGCCTCTTGCCTGGGTACGACAAAGCCCCGGAGGTCTGTGCAGGTCCGGGGCTGTCTGGCGCGGATTTAATCCACTTCTATCACCGTACCCTGGCCACATTGGCCACATTGGAACGGTTCTGGGAATGGTTCGGTCAGGCGTGTCGGCGTGCGCGCTGGTCCGCGACGGAGCCGAACATGGACGGCTGTCGGCGGCCGAAGGTGGGGGAGTCGCGGTAGGCGCTCTTGCGGGCTTCGAGGCGGTACGCGTCGTCCATGTTGACGAGGATGGTCCCGTCGTCTGCGCGCATGGTGCGAATCGCGTTAGGGTCTTCGGCGACCCAGCGGCGAAGCGTGCGCTTCGACCGGCGCAATTCCTTCGCGGCGTCGGCGTAGGAGGCCCAGGTCTTCACGCGGCGTCCAGTCCGAGGATGCGCCGCTTCACGGCGCGTGTGGCGGAGCGGGGTACGTCGGTCAGGTCTTCGATGCTGGTGCGCAGGTGGGCAATCCAGGCGGTGAGCTTCTCATCGTTGCGGGCGAACCACTCCCCGGTGATGCGCGCGTGGGAGAACTCTCGGTGGCGTTGGTGTTCGAGCTTGTAGCTGCCGAACTCGAAGGCGACGAGTTCCTCGTGCGGGACGACGGTCATGCGGCCGGGGAGGTCGGTGGTGGTGCCGATCTTGATGCGGTTGCCGAGCGCGAGGTAGTAGACGAGGGCGTGCTTGCGCATGAAGTCCTCGCGGGTCTGTCGGGGGCGCTTCGGCTCGCGGCGGGCGGCCGCATCTTCGGCGCAGGTGTCGTTGCGGCAGTAGAACGGCTTGCCGTCGAATGTGATGCCGAGGATGCTGCACGCGGGGCACCGGTACCTCTCGAAGCTCATGGTTTAGACCTTCCGTTTCGCTCTTTTCACTATACCAGGTATAGTGCCGCTCGTGGATGAATTGATGCGTACCGTGGAGCGCCTCTCAGCACTCGACGAGCGCCGCGCTTCGCTGGTCCAGTACCGGGACCGGCAGATCGTCGAGGCACTCGCAGGCGGGGCGACGTGGGCGCAGATCCAGCAGGTGACCGGTCTGAGCCCTCGGGGCGTGCAGTTGGCGATCGCTCGCGCGCGCGCCGCCGAGGGCTCCTGACCTCACCGGGCTGCGGTCTTCACCGTGATCCAGGCGGGGAGCTGCTCGTCAGGCATCGGACTCCCGTTCACTCGAATAGGTGCGCACATGTTCGCGTACCTTTGCTCGGGCCTCCCAGCAGTCAGCGCCCGTCTCTACGTGCCCGCAGAAGCACCGGCACCGACCGTAGGCAGCGTCGAGCGACGTCGGCTGCACTACCTGGTGCTCGCCGTAGGGTGCGTCGGGAATCATCACAGGCTTCGCGTAGCGCTCGGTGTCGGTGACCGTCCCGTGCGGGCAGACCTCGAACGCGGCGAGGATCGCGTCAGCAGCGCGAAGTTGACCCGGACCGGGGCGGCGTGACCATCCGTTCGCTCCTAGACCAGCGTCTTCGGCCTTCTGAATGGCCAGTGCCAGCGCTTCGCGTACGTCGTCGGCGGGCGGGGTGGCCGTCCCGCGCGGGCGGACTCCGGCGGCGGCGAGGAACCCCTCGATAAAGCCCTCGTGGCGGCCGTTGTACTCGGCGGCGTCCTCGTAGCTCCACCCCATCGTGCTGACGCCCATCGGGTACTTCGCCTCCGCCGCAGCTTCTGCCGCTTCGCTCACGTCGTCGGCGGGCGGGGCGACCGTCCCGCGCGGGCGGACCTCGGTAGGCGGGTGCGCCGGGCAAGGCCAGCGCAGCGGCCCGTCGCCGCTCGGACATGTGCACGCGCGCGTCTCCGTCAGCGAGTCAATCGCCGCCGCGATCAGCGCACCGGCTTTCACAAGGTCGCGCACGGGATCGCCAGTCGGCTTCCAGAAGTCCTTGTGCCACGGCCACGGAAAGTCCTGGAAGTCGGGTACGGTGTGCCAGTTCGCGCCGGGTTCCCACGTCGGACCGTTACCCAGGTTCAGCGCAACGTTCTCGGCGTAGCACCGGGCCGCCCACGTCAATTCGTAGGCGTGGTCCCGATCATGCTCGGGGGTGTAGCCCTCCTCAGTCACCTGCCGATGACGCTCGGCGGCGATCAGGGCTACACCCGCCAGCGCTTCGCGTACGTCGTCGGCGGGTGGGGTGGACAGGACGGTGGGGAGTCCGAACGCGTCACAGGGCATTTGCTCCTCAAGCGCGTCCCGAGCGGTAACCAGCACGTCGACGGGCACGGCGATCGACACGTCCGGGAGTTGCTTCTTATCCCGCTCGGCGGCGGGCAACGACGCAACGACGGCAGCGATCCTTCCCTGGATGATGGCGTGCGCGTGCGCGACACGGTTGGTGCTGTTCATGCGGTCTTCCTTTCGTCGCCGGCGTCGCGCCGGATGATGGTGTGCGGGTCGGTAATGGCCCAGGCGCCGCGGGGTGCGGCGCCGGGGGCGGCGAGCTGGTGGTCGGCGTCCCAGAGGAGTTCGATGCCGGCGCGGCGGGACTTGGTGCCGTAGTGGTGGCACCAGCAGGAGCAGTCGACGTCGGGGCAGTCGGCGTGGTCGGCGCCGTTAGGGCTTTCGCAGGCGTGGGAACCGGACCAGGAGTCGGGGCCGGTGCGGACCTTGTCGATGCGGTGCCCGCAGTGCTGGCAGTCGATGACCGTGTACGCCCCGACGACGCGTTCCGTGTTGCGAGTGGCGGTGAGAAGCCCGCAGTGGGGGCACCGGGCCGGGGGCGGGGTCTTCTGGGCCCGTTCCTCCACCTCGAGGGTGCGGTACGCGTTGAGGGCGGCGTGAGCGAACTGGATCGCGTGCGCGGCCCCGTCCTGCGTGTTCACCCACATCAGGAGGGTCAGGTCCCCGCGGGTGGCGAGGTGACGGTTGCAGGCGTCGAGCTCGAGGAACGCGAGGGACAGGTTCGAGTACCCCAACGCCGCCGACCCGCCACCCCCGGTCTTGGACACGGCGCGGCCGCCGGCCTCGACGATCAGGGTCGACCACCGGTCCCACCCGGCGTACGCGTGCTCGACCATCGTGAAGCAGTGGTGGCAGAGGAAACCGACCTCCGCGGCGAGGGGCAGGCACCCGGGGCAGGTGTCCGGGTTGGGGCAGGTGACGCGGTGCGCTCCTGCCTCCGTGCACGGGCGGATGCCGGGGAGGTTGTCGTTCGTCGCGCAGACGATCGTCATGCGGGCTCTCCGATCTGCGCGAGGATGCGCGCGGTCGTATCGTCGTCGAGGCGGCGGAGGCCGAGCGCACCGCGGTACGGGATCGGCTCGGCCAGGGCTCGCGGGTCCGCGAGTTCAAGGTGGTGCGCGCCGTCCTCCGCCCACTGGGAGCACCGTTCACTGGACACGCTCGCCCACGGGAATGAGCGATAGCACTCGTCCGGAAACGGGCCAGCGCGGTGGACTCCGGTTAGTTCGACGACGCCGAGGATTGCGCCATAGACGAAACGCGGGTCCTCCGGGTCGAGGTCGTCAGCCACTTCCCAGAGGTAGGCATCGTCCACGCGGTGGCCCTGAATCTCCGACTCAACGGCGCGCACGACCTCGGGGTACGCCCCACCTTCTTCCTCGAAAACGGCGAGGCCGGCGTGAATAGCGACGGGCCCGCGGTAGTCGCCGGCGATGTTGCGGACGCGGTTCTCCACGTCCTTGCCGCCGTGGACGATGGCCCACGCCCACGGCTGACGAACGGTCAGGATGCGCATGAGCAGGCTCCGTTCACGGCGGTCTCGGTGAAGCACTCCAGGCAGATCGGGCGCGGTGCCCGCTCGACCACGGGCGCCGGCGTGTAGCCCTCGTGTACGAGCTGGTCGTCGACGTACTCGACGGTGTCGCCGGGCTCGATCGTGTCGCCGCAGTCGGCGTGGCAGTGGCCGGGGTATCTCGCGGTGAAGGTCATGCTGTCTTCCTCTCGTAGGTGTACTTCCGGCCCGCGACGAGGTTCGGGGGCAGCTTGTGGGACCTGCGCACGTTCGCGACGTACGACTTCAGCTCGCCCGTGCGCTCCGCGATCTGCGCGTCGGTGAGGCCCTCGCCCCAGGCCTGCATGACCTGGTTCCGGCGGGCGTCGGACTGCAGCTTCGCGATCGACGAGGGGCGCACCGCGTCCCGGATCGCGGCTTCGACCACACGGGAGACCGTGGTGTGGTTCGCCTCGGCGACCTTCAGCACCTCAGCCCACGCCCGGTCGGGCAGATGAATCTCGACTCGCATGACGTCACGCCTCGATCTCGGGGTGCGTGTAACGGATCGCTTCCTGCCGGTCACGCTCCCGCGCCGCCTGCAGCCGGTACGCGGCCTCCGGGTCGAGGGGCTTCCGGCGCGGCCAGTCCGCCGGGACGATGCCCCGCGCCTTCGCCGACCGCACGTCCGTCTCGACGTCGGCCGCGTTCAGGCGCATGCCCTGTTCAACACGGTCGAGGACGTGCCCGACGTTCAGGTACGTCGTGCGGGTGGCGGGGTCGCGGTGGTGGGCGATGATCGCCCGCTCACACTCGGCGTACGTGTGCCCGTCGAGAGCGGCGGCCCAGGCGGTAGCGGTGACGTCCGTGACCTGGCGGCGGTCGAAACCAGCCGCGATGGTCAGGAGCTTCGCTGCATCGGAGATGTTCATGCGGTGAGTCCTTTCTGCTCGGCGGCCTCGCGGGCAGCCAGTCGGGCTACGACGGCGAGGTTCTCGTCGTCACGGGTGGGCCGCGCCTGCTGACCCGAGCGGGGGGTAGTGCGTTCGTGTTCTCGACGCATCCAGAAGCGCCACGCGGCGATCCAGTTGTTCTTGGTGGCGGTGCGCCCAGACGCGGCGCGCCAGTAGTCGACGAACTGCTTCGTCGCGTGGTCGACGTCGAGACCGGGGCAGTCGGCACGCATCTCCGCCCGCATGTCAGCGGTGAGGATGAACGGCTCGGGGATGCGTGTGGCCCGCTTGCGCGGCTTGCTCTCTACCTCGTTAGAGGTAGAGAAAGGGGTCGGGTCGGGTCGGGTCGGGTCGGGGGGAGCGTTACCCTCATCAGGTGTTGACACGTTAGTAACGCCGTTACTTTGCCGCTCACGCCAGGCATTTACGCGGTTCTTGGTGGCCTCACGCTTGGACTCGACCTGTTCCTTGGAGGGCTGGTAATCGGCCCACGCGTGGAACACGAACGTCTCACCATCGAGTGACCAGAGGCCCGCGGTGACCAGTTCGTCGGCTGAGCGGCGGCGCGCGCGGAAGAAACGCAGCATCGACACCGGCACCCGACCATCGGTCAGGTGCCCCGCCGACCACGACCCGGCACGCAGCCACAGCGCCGTCGCGGCGTCGCTGAGGGACGCGGTCTTCGGGTGCGACCAGAAGTGGTCGTCGACCTTGAACCAGGCCATCACCGCCCCCTGAGGGCGAGGAGAGCGGCGTGCGGCGACTGGTCGGCGCGGGCCTTCCACACGAAGAAGTCGTCCCCGTAGACCGTGTACATCCGGTCCAACGCCTCGACCGCGGTGACCTCCCGCCGACCGTCGCCCTCGAGGAGGAACCAGGCGTGCTCGTGAGCGAAGAACACCGGCACCGCGGTCACGTCGTCCACCCAGATGGGGACCTTGATGCCGTACGCCTTCGCGATCTCCGCGAGGTCCACGTCCGACTCGATGAACCCGTTGAGCAGGGAGTCCAGCCAGAGGAGGTTCTCGGTGCGGTGCTTGTCCGGTCGGCCGCCCATGCCGCCCTGTCGGTGCTGCGGGACGAGACGGTCACCGGTGGTGGCGGTCCACACGCACACGAACCCGTCACGCCGTGACAACGCTTCCAGTTGGCGTTTGGGGACGCGTCGATCAGACACGGTGTCTCCTTCGTGACAGGGGCAGGCGGGCCGGCGGCACGCTTCGTCGCCACCGAACTGGCGGCCGGGGTGACAGTGACGGCACGCGCCGCAGACGCGGCGCAGCCGGGGCTGGGTCTCGGGCGCCAGTTCATGACGCGTGCCCGCGGCGCATCATTCGTGATCCTCGGACTCGTCGAAGAAGTCGATCTGGTCGTCCTCGGCCATCTCGCGGTCGACGTGTGCGAGGTTGCGGATCGCCTGCTCGAAGTAGGACGGCTTCAGCTCCGCGCCGATGCCGACGCGGCCCAACCGGACCGACTCGAAGACTTCCGACCCGACCCCCATGTAGGGGGTGAGTACGCGCTCACCGGGCCGTGTGCGCATCTGGACGTATCTCGCGATTACGTCGAGCTGCAGCGGGTGGACGTGCTTCTCGTCGTCTTCGTCGCGGCCGTCCCGGAAGGGCAGCACTCGATCGATGCGAACGTCGTCCCAGATGCTTGAGGCGTAGCGGCGCCAGATCCAGTGCGAGTACCGGTTCTGCTTCTGGTCGCCGTCCCACCCGCGAAATCGGGTGAGGTCGGTCGGGACGGGTGTCGATCCGTAGTACTCAGTGAGTCCCACGGGGTGATGCACGGGGTTGTCGGCTCCCGGCTTGCGGAACACGAGCAGCTCGTCCGGCGCGGCGTAGCCCGCGAGGGCGGCGTTGTCGACGATCGTCTTGTGCGCGAGGTTCTTCGCCATGGTGCGAAGGCGGACTGCGAGCGGCTCCTTCCAGATAACGTGTCGCGCGATGAACTCGAAGCCGGCCGCCTGGTGGAGTCGGATCACATCGCCGGGGAAGTCGTAGAGCGAGTCACGTCCCGAGTTGCCCGAGGGCACCACGGCCGCGTGCACCGCCACGGTTCTTCCCGGCTGAGTGACCCGCAGCGTCTGATCGATGACGAGTCGGTAGGTCTGCTGGAACTCTTCGACATTCCGCACGTTCGAGTGGTCTCGGATGGAAGAGGAGTACTGGTAGAGCCCCAGGAACGGCGGCGAGTAGACCGTTCCGTGCACGGAGTCATCAGGCAGCGCAGCCATGACGTCCATGCAGTCGGCGTTGTAGATCGCCCACCGGTCGGTGAGCTGCTGGTTCAGGACGCCAGCCATGCGGGCACCTCAATTCGCTGGTCATAGACGTACGGTTCGACCGCCGCGGCGGCGTTCATGTGGCGCACGAGCTCGGAGAACATCTCGTCCGCCTGCGCCGCCTTGCGGTGCAGATTGGCGAGCACGTTCTGCCCGCCCTCGGTGGTGATCAGGTCGACTGTCACGGGGTGTTGCTGACGGAATCGCCAGGACCGACGGATGGCCTGGTAGTACTGCTCGTACGAGTGCGTCGGGAAGTAGGTCATCCGATGGCAGTGCTGCCAGTTCAGACCCCACGCGCCAATCGACGGCTTCGTGACGAGCACACGGATCTCACCTCGGGAGAACGCGGCCAGCTTCTCTTCCTTCTCCTCGGGAGAATCGGAGCCCGTAACCTCCACGGCTCCGTCGATAAGGCGGGTGAGCTGCGTGGACTCATCGTTCAGTTGGCACCACGCCACTCCCGATTCCGCATCCATCAGCCGCGCGGCGGCCGCTTCGCAGCGCTCCGCCAGCGTCCGACGGGACTCCTCGCGCTCCTCCTGCAGGCCGACAGCCGGCATGTCGAAGAGCGTGTCGATCCGCTCGGTGCGCGCTTCCACCACGGTCACGCGCTCGAGCAGCTCCGGCAGGTCGTACCCCTCGTCAGAGAAGCCGAGATCGGAGGGGCGTCGGACCGCTCGCGCCCACGAAGCAACCCACTGCCAGAACGGCTGGCGAGCGTGACCCTTCAGGCGGAACCCGACTGACCGTCCGCCGGCGGCGAACTTCGCCCGCTGGGTCGCGGTGCGGTTGTCGTTGACGAAAAACCGGGTCAGCATGTCCATGTAGCCGAGTACGCCGAGGGCCTCGCTGGACGTGCCCAACTCGAGGTAGTCGTTCGGCGCGGCCGTCGCGGTCCCGAGCAGCCGGTACGGCCTGCGGCGCATGAACTCCGTGACCACCGATCGGGTGTGCCCTTCGAACGACTTGATCGCGGACGACTCGTCTGCGACGACGCCGGAGAACATCTCGGGGTCGAACTTCTCGAGCTGCTCGTAGTTGGTGACAGTGATCGGCGCAGCGACCTTGCCGTCGCGCGATAGCGCGGCCTCGTGGCCGAACTTCGCCGCCTCCTCGACAATCTGGAACCCGACCGCGAGAGGCGTCAGCAGGAGCACCGGGCGACCCGTGTGCTCGAAGACTGCCTGCGCCCACGCGAGTTCCATCGGCGTCTTGCCGAGCCCGCAGTCCGCGAACAACCCTGCGCGCCCCTCGTGAAGCGCCCACCTGACGAGTGACTGCTGAAATGGGTAAAGGTGGTCGGGAAGAGAGCCCGGGTCGAAGCCCTGACCACCCTCGAGTTGGGACCTTTGGCGAAGGATCTCTTCGTAATCGGTCACAGCTGCACCTCCCGGATGACGTCGGCGTACGGGGCGCCAGCGGGAAAACGGTGGTCACAGTGCATGCAGCGGATACGCGCGAGCGGATGATGACCAGCGAACGCGTAGCGGATGATGTCGCGGTGCTTCTGGCATATGAGCTCGTCCGTGCTGCAGCACCGCATCGACAGGCACCACGTCGCCGTCGTGCTGCACCACCCGCAGGGGATGGTGTCGTCGGCGTGCTCGGCGAGGTCGCGGAGGATCTCCTCGTCATGGGCCCCGAAGCGGGACACCTCGGCCTGCTCAGCAGGGGACAGGACCGGGGCGGTCATCTCGCCTCCTCGGGTGCTCGGCGATAGTCGGCGAGGGATACGACGCCCGCGATGTCCCGTTCCATGACGGGCGGGGTGACGACGTCACCCCGGGTGTATTCCCGGTCTGCCCACGCATAAAGCGGTTCGATGCCCCGCTCGAAGTGGCGCAGCAGAACCCCGCCGCTGTTCGGCTTCGGCGCCGGCTCACCGTTCGCGCGCCACGCCGTCCACGACTCTTGGCGAGCTGACTCATAGGCCTGGAAGTGCCGCGCATTGGAGCACGCCCCGATCCAGTCCCGTTCGCCCGTCAACGGGTTCGGCCGGGTCGACACGTGGGTTGCCCGCCGCGCGCACGGTGCGCCCGCAGGACGGAGCATCACGCCGACGCAGACGCGCTCAGGCTCCTTCGGCAGCCGGTACTTCGGCACGTCATCACGGACGATCCATCGCAGCTTGCGGGTGAGTTCCTCTGTGGTGCCGGTATGTCCGGCGAGGCGGAGCGCGCGGTACGCCCAGGACTCCTTGCGGAACTCCTTCACCTTCTGGGGCGGGGGCGACTCCAGCAGGTGCACGACAGCCAGCGCGAAGAGTTTCAGGTCGGGTTTGAAATCGGCATCCGCGAAGATGCGCGCACGCACCTCTCCGGCCCGAGCGGAGGCGATCATTCGGGCACCTCGGCGGTGTTCCAGTCGGCGGCGGTGGTCTCGCTCACGACAACCGTCTCGGGTTCGTCGTCGATGCGGGTCACCTCGACCTCGTCGAGCCCGCGGAGGGTCTGCACCTTCGCCTCGTCGGCCTCGAGCGCGCGGCCCAGGTCGGTCGACTTCGGGAGGTACTTCGCGAGGGCGCGGACGGCGGTCTTCTTCACCATCTCGTCTTCGTTCGTCTTCCACGGCGTCGACGCCCAGTACGACGGGCGTCTGTCCATGACCTGCGTACGGGTGAGGTACACCCACGTCGTCCCGCCGGAGCGCATGCGGGCGGTGGCGACGACACCGATCCAGTCGCGGGTCTCCTCGAAGTCCTGGGGGACCCAGTCGTAGAACATGCCGCGTTCGGCGTTCGCGCCGTAGGAGAACTGGTCGCCGCGGCGGACGAGGAACGCCTGCACGTTCATCACGAACTCGGAACGCAGAGCGAGCTTGATGAGGCCCTGGTACCCGATGATCGGGAGGCAGATCTGACGGCCGTGGTCCTTCCGCGGGGTGAGGTAGAACTCGCCCAGCCCGGAACCGATTTCGAGACGCAGCTGCGCGGCGAGCATGACCCCACCGAGGAGGGTCGTCGGATCGGCCTTCATGAGGTCAGGGGACTTGCCGATCTCGGACAGGACCGCGCGGACGAACGCTTCGCTGTTCATCGCCCCGCCGAGCTGCCGCTCGATCGCAGGGCGCTGCGCCTCGACGAGGTCCTTCATCGTCGGGTTCTGCTTCGCCGCGGCCGCGGCGGTAGACAGGTCGGTGCTCACTTCTTCTCCTTGAGGTTGGTTCGCATCACCCGATACGGCTGGCCCTGGGTGGTGAACTCGCGGACGATGTCGGGGTGCACCTGGCGGAGCGCGGCTGTGTCGAGCCCCATGCGTCCCTTCTGGTACCGGTAGGTGAGGACGTTCCGGCCGTCGCGGGTGATGGTGTCGGCGCCGCCGAGCCACTGCCCGATCGCGACCTGCAGGGCGTCGGCTTCGGCCTTCTGCGCCTGCATGTCGGCGAGGAGCACCGCGCGACGCTCGATCGCTTCCATGACCGTGTCGTCCGCCTCCACCGCGAGACCCGGCTGCACGTCGACCGTGTTGAGCTCGGCGATCGTAGAGGGGAGCGGGGCGACGCCGGCGGCGACGTTGCCCTCCCAGAACGAGCGGACTGTCGGGATGAGGTGCTCGTTGACGAACCGGTCGTCGCGGGGCTCCCAGAACAGGCGGAACTCGCGGCCCCCGATCCACACGACCACCGCGGCGCGGGAGGTGCCGGCGACGGCCATCTCCGCCTGCACCTGCACGCGGATGTCGGTGGGGATACCCTCGTCCCAGTGGTGCCCGGCGTAGTGGTGCGCGGTCTTGAACTGCCACGTCACGAACGGGTCGTCGGACACCCGGTCGAACGAAGCGTGCAGGAACGGGTGGTCCACGGAGCGGGCCATGAACCCCGGCTTGAGGGTCACGTCGAGGCCGGAGAACTGGTGCACCCAGGCTTCGATGATCGGTTCGGACTGGTGCCCGATCCACGCGAGCAGTGGGTCGAAATCGCGGTCGATGCCCTGCTTGTGCTTGTACACGTCGAGGGCGGTGTTGCCATACGACGACAGGCACATGACCGCGGCGACCTCGGACGCGCCGACGGATCGGCGGCGTTCCGTCTCCCACGCGGGGGTGTCCGGGGTGACCTCGACGGTCACGAACGGGAGTGTGCGCAGCATCAGTCGATCTCCTGGAATTCGTAGGCGCACTCGGGGCACAGGCCCTCACGGTCGATGACGACGGTCCGGTCGCAACGGGGGCACTCGGCGGCGATGGTCGGGTCGCCGGAAAGGAGGGGCCAGTACACGGACCCCTCGGCCTTGCGGATCTCGGCGAGCAGTTCCCCTTGGGTGAGGTTGTCGATCGCGTGCTGCGTGTTCAGGACCGCCTTCACGCCCGCCCAGAACCCGTCCTGGAACGCGTGCTTCGGTGCCGTGCCGAGGTGGTTTGTGTACTCCTTGCGCTCCCAGTTCGCCGCCTGCTCGGCGGTCATCACGTCGCGCAGCGCTTCGCGGACCTGGCGCATGTCCGCGCTCACGGTGTGGACGGGGGTGATGATTGCGTCAGCCCACAGGTCGACGGCGGTCATGCCTTCACGACTTTCCCGCCGCGGAGGGTGTAGTAGACGCCCGCTTCCACGGTGTCCCCGTCGACCTGCACGGCCTGCACACCGAGGACGTTCCAGGTGTCGTCTCGTTCGGTCAGGACCAGCCAGCATCCGACGGCGCCGCGCGCTGCCCCCTGACCGAGAACGGCCGCGATGGACCCCTCGTCTCCGACCGACGCGCGGACGTGCGCGGAGTACCCGGTCGTCGCGGCGTTCGCGTAGCGCCCGGTCGTCGCGGCGTGCGCGTAGCGCCCGGTCGTCGCGGCGTGCGCGTAGCGCCCGGTCGTCGCGGCGTGCGCGTAGCGCCCGGTCGTCGCGGCGTGCGCGGAGTACCCGGTCGTCGCGGCGTGCGCGGAGTACCCGGTCGTCGCGGCGTTCGCGTAGTCCCCGGTCGTCGCGGCGTTCGCGGAGTACCCGGTCGTCGCGGCGTGCGCGGAGTACCCGGTCGTCGCGGCGTTCGCGGAGTACCCGGTCGTCGCGGCGTTCGCGTAGTCCCCGGTCGTCGCGGCGTTCGCGGAGTACCCGGTCGTCGCGGCGTTCGCGTAGTCCCCGGTCGTCGCGGCGTGCGCGGAGTCCCCGGTCGTCGCGGCGTGCGCGGAGTACCCGGTCGTCGCCTTCGCCTCCTGCGAAGCCTTCCCCGGCTTCTTCGCCAGATTCCACACCGCCTCGACGTGAGCCTTCACCAGCCCAAACATGTTCAGCGACGCGCCGACCGTGATCTTCTTCCCCGCCACCTTTGAGTCACCGCCCGCCTCGGACACGACACCCTCAAGCTCGACCTGGTGGTAGACCGACTCGGACGGCTTGTAGTAGCGGAAAGCGTCGAGGGGGAGGGTGACGGCGTGGAAGCCGGCGCGGCACACGTCGACCGTGCCCGGGTGCTCGTAGGTCGCGCCTTCGGCGTACTGGAAGCCGCGGCAGGAGAGGTTCTTGTCGAAGCCTTTGAATGCGGTGGTGGGGGTGCTCATGAGTGGTTTCGCTTCCGGTTAGTTGCCGTCCACACGGTGGTGAACAGGGCGAGGAGGATGAGGGTGGCCGCGATGACAGCGGCGCCGTCGATGTGGCCGCGGAGGATCGCGAGGACCATGAACACCCCACCGACGGTGAGGAGGACGGTGACGACCTGGCCGTAGACGTTCACGCCGACACCACCGGCCAGATGCGACGCGCCGACGTGACGCACTCCCACGCCTCGGGCCACCCGCCGGGGACGATGACAGCCTCTTCGCGCTCGGAGCCCGGCCATGTAACGAGGAACACGTCGCCAGGCTCGGCGTCGTGCCACGGCTTCGGCTCCGGGTGCGCATCGAAGTAAGCACGAGCCGCGTCCTTGAACGGCCCGTCGATCTTCGAACCCTCGACGGTGTCCACGAAGTCGCCGGTCGGCTCGAGTATCACGCGAACTCGTCGCGCGTTCACGGGCGGGTAAGCCTCGCGCCGATACACGACGTAGTCGGGGTTCTCGGGCCAGCGCCACCTGCCGAGGCGTTCGTCAGCCTCCGCCTGGAAGAACTCACGCAACGCTTGAGCGCGGTCGCTGTCCGCTCGGCAGTCGTCGCGGATGTAGACGCCACCCTGGGGCTGAGGAGACACGACGATGCCGTTGGATGCGGTGAAGTAGTTCACGCGTCACGCTCCGCGAGGATCGCCTTCGCCTCAGGGTCACGGCGGAGGGTGCGCTCCGGCTGCGCGTTGAACTCGACCTCGAGCCCGCCGAGCATGACCCGGGCGAAGACCCACCCATTCCGGTCTTCCTCCACGGGAACCCCGTGGTCGGCGGCGAGGGCCTCGACGTCGTCACGGTCGTTCAGGGGGACGGAGAACCGCAACGGCACGGCCGGGTGGCGGACGCTCACCGCGATCCACGGCTTCCGGTCGAACATGTTGCCGAGCGCCCGGAACCCGGACGCGATGTCAGCGCCGGTGAAAACCGGTCGCGGTGCTACGGTGGCAGTGGTGGGCATCAGAGTGCCCTCCTCTCTTCTTGATTCGCCCCTGGTTGCCGCCAGGGGCGGGTCTGCTTACTGGGTAGATCCGGTCGCGTGGTTTCCGATTCGGGCGACCGTCATCGCGAAACCTCCGCTGTGATCGCTGCGGACACCACCCGGATACGGGCGAGAATCTGCTCACCGCGGTCGAGATCGGCGGTGGCGTACGCGGCATCCCACGCAGCGCCAAGAAGCGATTGGAGATCGATGAGCCGCTCCAGACGACCAATCCGGCGGGTCATGATGCCTTCGCTTGCCCGAAGGTGCACCGCGCGGTGCTCGACGCCCGAGCCCTCGGCGATCGTCTCGGATGAGACGAGCAAGTCGTCGCCGCGCTGGATGATGTCGACGGCGCTCACGAGGCAACCGACTCGGGACGGAGAGCGTTGAAGTACTCGCGCAGAACTTCGACTGTCTCGGATTCGATGCGATGCCCCGTACTGACCGCGATGTCGCCGGTCTCTGGGTCAACACCCACGAAGTGACCGTTGCTTGCCTCGAAGCACGGCGTATCGGTGCGGACCTCGACCCATTCGTGATCGGGCAGAGCCTGACCGACGAGTTCCTCGAACTCCCTGATCACTACCTCGCGGAGCTTCTGCGGGAGAATGATGCGCGGGCGCTGATTGCCCGCCCGCACTTCGACGAAGCGCACGTTGAGCATCTCCGAGAGGGCTACTGCTTCGTTCAGCCGGAGAGCTCGCTTGCCCTTCTCGACCGACCAAACAGTGGCCTGGGACCACTCGAAGCCGCGCTTGCGCATCAGATCGGCAAGCTCCTGTTGGCTCGCGCCCACAGCGATGCGAGCTTCGCGGACCTCTTCGCCGATCTCCGCGTTCGTGAAGGTACCCATCAGGCGACCGCCTCATCGACGGCCGCGCGGATCTTCCGGAACGCGGCAGCCTCGCGGAACGTCTGCAAGTTTGCGTGCTCGACGCCGAAGCCGATCAACGCACGCAGCAGGAGGGCTTCGCGGTAGTCCAGCTCGCGTTCGCCGCTCTCGACCCGCGAGATGGCAGTCTGATGCATCGGCAGGCCTTCACGCCCCATCAGGGCGGAAAGGGTGACCTGCGTCATGCCGGACCGGAGGCGAGCTTCTTTGAGTTCTGCGCCGACGTGCTGAGCCGAGACAATCACGATGCCACCTGCCCGTAGGTGTGGCTCTCGATGAACGCGGCGAGGTCCGACTCGCGGACGCGCTGGTTCTTGCGCACGTCACCGAGCTCGACGACGGGGATCTCGCCGCGCTGGATACGCAGGTACACCCAGTCCGTGCCGACCTTGAGTCGACGCGCGACCTCGGTGACCTTGAGCAGGTTGGGGGCGGTCGTACTGCTGGGGGCGCTCAACTCGCCACCGCCAGGAGCGCGGACGGCGCGAGGGTGGACGGGGGAACGTCGAGGACTTCGGCGAGGCGAAGGATCTCGCCGACCGTGAACTCGGTGTGCCCGTTTATCTTGCGGGTGAAGGTCGTGTGAGGGATGCCGGCGATCGAGGCGATGGAGGCCTTCGAACGACCGGATCGGAGAATGGTGGCGGCGACCTTGTCAGCCATCTCCTGTGCTGGTGAGTGATCCATACGGACAACTTACGCGCCCAAATGGACAAGGTCAAGCGCAATTTGCTACCTATACGGATTGCGAAATGATCCGATGTGGCGTTATCGTCATCCGCATGGACAAGTATGTGGTGGCCGCCTCCGCCGAAATTCGCGCTGCTCAGGCGCGCGCCAGCCTCAGTGACGTAGCGCTCGCTGAGCTCTCCGGAATCCCCGTCGTCACCCTTCGCCGCTACCTCAAGGGCTCGCGCGACACCCCCGTGTCAGCGCTGCTCAAGATCGCCGAAGCGCTCGGCATCAGCCCCGGCCGCCTGCTCGACGCCGCCGCGCAGAACATCAAGGAGTCGTGAGGGCCGGACCCCCAACTGCTCCGCCGCGGCAAGGATCACACCTGCTGTGATGGTCATCTTTGTCCCCACTTCGAATGTTTGTTCGATAGTAACCTCGACCTCCGACATTGCAAGGAGAACAAATGAGCAGGGCAGCGAAAGGCGAGGGAAGCATCTTCAAGACCCCCACCGGATACCGCGGCTACGTCACCATCAACGGACGCCGGAAGTACGCCTCGGGGGCAAAGAAGACCGAGGTCGCGCAGAAGCTCCGCGAGATCAAAGCTCAGCGCGACGCCGGGGTTCTCGCCGTCGGCCGATCCCCGAAACTCTCCGCCTGGATCGACCACTGGCTCACAGCCACCGAGACGAAGCACAAGATCAAGACCCACGACGGCTACCGCTCCACCATCGACCTCTACCTGCCCGCGTGGCTCGGCGACGTCACCCTCTCGAGGCTCACCGCCGAACACCTCGAAGAGGCTTACGGCGCGCTTCACGCGAAGGGTCTGAGCGGCGCCACCATCTACCAGCTGCACTCGATCATTCGCGCCGCCCTCACGCTCGCGCAGAAGCGAGGCCGCGTGCCCGTCAACGCCGCCCGCCTCGTCGTGTCCCCGCCGACCCCGGCATCGAAAAAGGTCACGCCGTTCTCTGATCGCGACCTCGAGCGCATCTTCGCCGCCCTCGAAGACTCCAGATCCAAGGCGCGATTCGCCTACGCGCTCGAGCTCGGCCCCCGTCCCGGCGAGGCGCTCGCGCTCGAATGGCCGCACATCGACTTCACCGAAGGCTCGATCCTCGTCTGCCAGCAGATCCAGACCGTCGGCAAAGCGCTACGACTGGTGCGCTACACGAAGACCGACTCGAAGATCGACCCCGAGTATCGCAAGCTCCCCCTACCGGGACACCTCGCCGACATCTTCCGCGACCACCACGCGCGCCAGATGCACGAGTTCGGCCGCGCCTCGAAGTGGGAGCACTGGACTGACCCCGAGGAAGATGAGAGCGCCGCGCACGCGTTCGTCTTCACGTCCGCCAGGCGGCCAGGTCGGCCGATCACCCCGTCCGGCGACTCGCAGCAGTGGGCGCGCCTCTTGCAGGTCGCCGGCCTCCCGCACAGCAAGCCGTACACGGCTCGGCATACCGCGGCATCCAGAATGATCGCCGCGGGTATCGACCTCACAGTGGTAGCCGAGATCCTCGGGCACGCCGACATCAAGACCCTCATCAAGGTCTACGCACACGCACTGGAAGAGAGGAAGAGGTCTGCGGCGGGACTGCTCGAGATGGCTTGGGCGGAGCGCGTTCGTGCACCCTATGTTGCACCTTACGGGGCCGCTTCGAATCAGATTATTCCTGGCCACTCCGGATCACTGAACCCCACTTGA